CAACAGTTGTGACAGGACTCGCGACAGAAAAAGGTGCAATAATAACATCACGAAGCGTCGGTGTCGTTATAGTCGTAGCAAATATAGCAAACCTCTTAATCAATTGACGAACAGACATTATTTTTTCACCAATACAAAAGCTTTCTGGAGACCAATTTGAATCAATAGCATGCGTATCTATTGATTTTGGATGCAAACCGTGTTGTGCATCATTTCTAGCAATGGCCTCATTTTCACCCATCATCTGAACAACAATCCGTTCGTCAACATCACGTTTTTCACGAACAACCTCATTATTGTATTCATCGTCACGTTCATCAGAAGATTTCTTATCCTCAAGTGCAGTAAAAGCACCTGAGTATGGTACATAAGAAGGACCGGTAGGACCAGCAAACGTCAAATCTGGACCACCATTAACCTCAACAATTGTATCAATAGATTGAAAAACATTATTTGCGGCAACGAGTTGATTTAAAACCTCAACACGCACTATGCCAGTTACCGCATTATACATTAAAGTATTATTCGTACCAAGTTGAGTCGCCTCTGGTCGTATACAATACATCCATGGTCTAGAAGAGACATATGGAACAGTAAACGACACCTCAGTGGACGTACGAAGATCCACTATAATTTTCTGTGTTCGTGAAATATCAGGAACACCAGTTGAAATTGTATTATTAAAATAAAATGGTATAAAACTAATTCTTAAACGTCCAGAATGAAATTGAGTTTTTACAAATTTAAATGTATATACTATACTACCACGCCAATAGCCATGTGTATTTGCCACATAACCCATATGCGTGCATCTAAATCTATCCAAAATAGTAGCAGAAAAAGGTTTAATTTTAAAAGGAGTAACAAAATTATCCCACAATACAGTATTTGTTGCATTAGTGGATGACCACGTAAATCTATCCCAAAAATTTGGTATAGATAACACATGCGAAAGATCCATTTCATCAGCAGATGTTCCAGCAAGACCAGCTCTAGTTTCTATCTCATTTGTAGAAGCCAAAGCCATCTTGTGGGAAGCATCTGCACCATCAAAATTGGCCATTCGCACCTGTCCCCTAAGTTTAGATTCACAAGGCAATCCCTGTATTGTTGGTTTAGAAAAACCAAGCATCTTAAAAATATTCACCGCAGCTGAAGAAATCCAGCCCGGTTTTGTAAACATATTACCAATAATTGGTATTTTTGACATAGTTTTCACAGTATCAGCAATTTGACCAATACCGGAGAAAGTTGTTGCATTGTCTTTTAATTGTTTCAATTCCACACCAGCTTGTGCAAAAATCTTATCAGGTTTTCTCATATAAGATTTATTATGATACATCGCCGTCATATCATTTTGAGTAAATTGACCAGAGGCCAACTTAGCCGCTTCAGTAACGAAATTTGGCGCACTACCGGTAAATATATTGGAACCAGTAGGATATTGAATATCCACATCCTCCAAATGTGCCCAAACAGTATACTCCACAGAACCAGTACCAGTAATTTGATCTCTCAGTTGACTATATACAACCAAATATATAGCGCCGAAAGATCCCTGACCAGTAATCAAATTATAATAAACATGTGGAGATACATATGGTATTTTCATTTCAATTTCCGTTCCAACACTTAAATCAAGATCAGTACGCGGACAACCGGATCTCCCTTGTAAAGTGGAATTTACAAGCGCGACACGATTCGGCATATATTGAGCATAAGGAAAGTATTGCAACATCAATCTACCTTGTTGAAAAGGTTGAGAATTAACCTGAACCTTTATAACAAGAGTTGCACGCAAACCAACAAAACCACGCAATTTATCCTGATACATTGTATTAGCTATAAGTTGTTCAGGAAAGTTTGCCGTATATAATTGAGTTTCAGTTAGCGTTGTTGAAGACCACAAACCAGTTTGTATAATAATAGGACGTGACAAAAAATCACGTATATTATGTATTCGTTCTTCACGAGTTGTCATTGACAAATAACCATGAGAAAGATTTGTGATATCAGGGAGGGCACTAGACGAAGGAATAACTCCTTCACTAGAGAATTGAACAATTTCTTGTTGTTGCGAAGATAGTTGCCTATCTTCATTAATTTGTGTATTATTTTCTTGTGAGTTGGCAAGTAAATTTCTTTGATGTAACGACTACTTAATCAGATACATCGCATGGTGGGTTTCTTGGATAATGTGGGGCTGCCACTGGACATCCTAGAATATAAAGTTAAATAACTAGTCCAATTCTTATATTAGCAATACTTGTTTCTTAATTAACCACCAAATTTTGTATAAACAAGTAAGATCACAATATAAGTTTTAGAATTGATATAGTGCATCTGCCTGATACGAAATATCACGCAAATATGCATTATATGTTAAAATTTGTGGTATGGATGGTAAATCCCTTGCAATTCGTGTGATACCACCCCTTAATTTATTGAATTCATCTTCCCCATGAAATACAATTTCACGAAATGCAGTTTCAATATTATTCATTAAAATTATGTTTGGATCAATGGTGTTGCGAGTCCAATTTAACATTTCATATATAACTTCAATTTTAAGTGGAGCAACAGTACGTTGTAATTCTTCACTATATCGGAATCCCCTCTTTAAAAAGAAAATATCCTCCAAAGTTCTTGATTCTACTATTACTCCAGTTTTACCTTCATCAGTATATTCATGTTTCATTTCCAACATAATTTCACTGATTTTTCTTTGATTAAAATATTTGATAACATTTTCAGAAATATTTAAACAATTATCATCACCATATGTTATTAAAGAAACATTATTTCTGAAATGTTTCATAGATGATAATTGAGGACAATCCCTTTGCATAATTCTTATCCAAGAAATACGCATAATTATAGCGTTATATAAACAATTTATAATTACAGTAAATGGATTACCCGAAGGTTGAGAATGAGTCCACATATATACGTTATCACTATATATGTGTACAGAATGTACCAAATGTGTCCATAAGCCCAAACATGTCTTTAACACATTTAATCCCTCTGTTGTTTCAAAATCATTAAATTGTTTTAACCAATTTACA